GATAAGATAAATCCATCGGATCTATTAAGAGTCAAGGCCAACCTTGGAATAAAAACTTCAGAACATATAGAAGGTGGTTTTCATACAGATACACCCCTTAAACATAATACAGCAATTTTTTATTTAAACACCAATAATGGATACACAAAGTTTAAAGACGGAACCGTCGTAGATACAATTGCTAATAGACTTGTTGTGTTTGATTCTAACCTATTGCATTCTGGATTTTCTCAAACAGACAAAAATGCAAGGTGCGTAATAAACCTTAACTATATAGGCGGATTATCTTGTGAATAAACGGAGATGGGCCAAGGTGTGGTGTTTTAATAACAGATGCAAGAAAGATGAGCAATAAATGATTAAAGCCTGGATACGGTAAAGATGAAATTTGATAAAGTTTATGTAGACGACAATATCTTTTATATAGAAAACTTTATATCTAAAGAAGATTTAGTTACCTTAAACAATGCGATAAAGTCAGATTCTCATATAGAAGACTACGGACACCCATCACACACTTCTTTAATTATAGAAGAAAGTAATTTTACCAATATTTGGCATGGATATTTATCAAAGCTTGATGATTTTTTTAACAATGAAACAGAAATTTTAATCAGGCCCTATACAGATTTTGTGTCACTGATTAAATATAGAAATTTTGATTTTTCTTCAAATGATGTTCCAGAAGATTTTGCAAACTCTAGCTATATAATGCCTCCACACTCAGATGATATTCCTTACGATTTGTCGGAAAAAGATTTAAACGAAAGAAAATCTTTTGTATCGAAGGGTATCATTATATTTATTAACGATGACTTTGAAGGCGGAGAAGTTGTATATGTAAATAAAGATATATCCATTAAGCCTAAAGCTGGAACACTAGTTTGCCACCCTGGAACAGAAGAGTATTCTCATGCCGTAAATAAATTTTATAATGGAGACAGAATAATAGTCTCAATGTTTGTACACAAGCTTCTGTAAGATATGACTAAAATAAAAACCCCAATCAGAGGCGGATCCGATTGGGGTTAAGCACTTACGTGCATACGTAAGGAGTTTTATCTCGACTTACGTAATTTTATTTTTATTTTCTTTATATTAAAAAATCTAATTTTATTTATTGTTGAGCTAGTATGTCATTTTCATCAAGCTTATTGTATATTTCAGACATAAAGTAAACCATAGCTGGACGCGCCTCATTTGTTTTTGATTCTACTTCTTCTTCAGTCATTCCAGACATTAATGCCATTTTTGTATTTACTGATTCATATACTGCAACCATAAGTTCTACTACTGAATCTTTATCTTTATTCATTCTTTTCATCTTCCGCTCTAAATGCTGGGGAAGGTCCCAGCAAAAAACCATCTTCATGATATTTTACCATTTTTTCAATCTCATTGCTAGCCCCTGTATTTTTAGCTATTAGACATAATACGTCATATATTCTATGAAGCATTATATAGTTGACCATAGGCAAGTTATCTTCTAAATTATTACTCGGCTTGTCCATTTTTTACTTTCATGTCTTCAAGCAATTCATCAATAGTTGTTAAACCTCTAGATTTAGCTTCTTCAGCATATTCTTTAACTACAATAAGAGCTTTTTCTGCAAGAAGCAAGCCAGGCATATGCATGCATGGAATATTTCTAGCAACTTTAGCTCTTAAAGCTTCATCAAATTCGTTATTTAGCGGCATTCTTTACACCCTCCAGCATTTTTGAATAAACAGCACTTCCAATATAATTTTTATATTGGCAAGAAAGACAGTATACAAAGATTTCTTCTTTTTCGTCTTGGTTGGAAAAGAGAAGACCTTGGTCTAATGGACAAATCATCTCTGACACAAGGCCTTCCCTTGACAGAGCTAAATATTCAGACACTATTTGTATCTTGATATTAACTCCTTACTCCTTTTTAGATGGAAACTTGCCTAACCACTCTTTTGTTCGAGGAGTTAAACCTTTCCATGACGACCAATCTTGACCGCCATTGGTCATATAATACGTTATCTCTGCGTTGATTGCTGGATCGAATAACGAGTAGTTACTATCCAGTTTGAATTTTTCTTTACGATCATCACCTAGGTTTCCCAACATGTTGATTTGAAAAATTCCGTAAGAGCTGTCTCCAGTCTTACTGTTACCGTTATAAGCCATTGGGCGTCCATTAGACTCCTTTTTAGCTACGGCCCACGCCATTTTAAGGGCGCTACCCTCAAAGCCTACAGCTTCGAGAAGTTCAACCAATTCTTTGTCTGTTAAAGACTCGGATGGTTTCCACACAGTATTACTGAATTGCTTCAGTTTTTCCTTGTTAAGTTGTGCTTCGGTTTTTACATCTGGTTTTACAACCAGTGCAGATGCTGATTGCATTATTTCTGGTTGACCAGTAAATAAAAACAGTACAGCTACTGCTATTGCAACATAGTGATGTAAGACATCGCTAAGTTTTTCTTTTATATTCTCCATAGGCATTTCCTCCAATAGAGATAACGAACTATAAGAATACCATTACTTATTGTTATATGTCAACCTAAAAATAGCAATTTGTATATTGTAGTTAACTAATAAAGAGCTAGTTTTTCTTATTTTATATTAAACGCTTCCCTTCTATAAAGAACTTTGGTAGAATAAGACTCTTACTAAAAATTATGTGCCGTTGGGCGGAAAAGAGACAAAATGACAAAAATTCAAAACTTTAAACAATCCTCAGATTACTTTGATGAGAAGCCAATGGTATTACTTGAGCCAAATGCAAACAGTGCTTTGATAGAAAACCCATACGAAAATTTCATAGCTATTTCTAGATATGCCAGATGGATACCCGATCTAAATAGAAGAGAAACATGGAAAGAAACCGTAGACAGATATTTTTCTTTTATGCTGAATAACCTAAAAGAAAATTTTGACTATACTCCAGATAAAATCCTTCTTTCAAATCTTAAAGATGCTGTATATAAAAGAAATGTAATGCCTTCTATGAGAGCTGTGATGACTTCTGGTCCCGCCCTAGAAAGAGATAATGTTGCTGGGTATAACTGTTCATATTTACCAGTTGATCACCCAAGAGCGTTTGACGAAACCATGTATATTCTAATGTGTGGATCTGGAGTTGGATTTTCAGTAGAATACAAATACATTAATAAGCTGCCTTCAGTCCCACAAACTTTAGAAAAAGTTTCTGATGTTATTGTTGTAGAGGATTCTAAAACAGGATGGGCAACAGCCTACAAGATGCTTCTAAAAAATCTTTGGGACGGAAAAATACCATCATTTGATGTTACAAAAGTTAGACCAGCAGGAGCAAGACTTAAAACCATGGGCGGAAGATCATCTGGCCCACAACCTCTTGTAAACCTATTTGATTTTACTATTGCAAAGTTTAAAACTGCTGCAGGAAGACAACTTAAGCCAATTGAAGCCCACGACATAATGTGTAAGATTGGCGAGGTTGTTGTTGTTGGAGGAGTTCGCAGATCAGCTATGATTTCTCTTTCTAATATAAACGATATAGAAATGGCTCAAGCAAAATCTGGAAACTGGTGGGAACACAATCCACAACGTGCTCTTTCAAATAATTCTGTAGCATATTCTAGAAAGCCAGATATGGAGCAGTTTATTTCTGAATGGAAATCGCTATACGATTCAAAATCTGGAGAGCGAGGAATCTATAATGTTGCAGCAGCACAAAAACAAGCTGCATTGAGCGGGAGAGACCCAGAGATACACTATGGAACTAATCCCTGCTCAGAAATCATATTAAGACCAAATCAGTTCTGTAACTTGTCAGAAGTTGTTATTCGTGAAAATGATGATGAAGAGTCTGTTTCTAGAAAAGTAGAGCTTGCTTCAATACTTGGTACATGGCAATCTACACTAACAAACTTTAAGTACATAAGAGATGTTTGGAGAAAAAATACAGAAGAAGAAAGACTCCTTGGCGTATCTTTAACTGGTCAGTTTGGAAATTCTTATTTTTCTGGAAAATATCAAGCCCATAAAAAAGAAGGTTATACATGTAGGTACGCATGTCCTGGAAATTGCGAAAATTTAGATCACATTAAAGAAGATGATCACCTTCGCTTAGAACATGCTCTACAAAGACTAAAGATCAGAGCTAACGAAGCAAATAAAAAAGAGGCATTAAATATTGGCATAAATCCTTCTGCCTCTGTTACATGTGTAAAGCCTTCTGGAACAGTTTCACAGCTTACTGGAGTTTCTTCTGGCATGCATCCTTGGCACTCAGAATATTACATAAGAACAGTTCGTGGCTCAAAGGGAGATCCAATTTCAATTTTTCTTAAAGAGATTGGAATACCAGTAGAAGACGATGTTATGAAGCCAACCGAAACTTATGTTTTTTCTTTTCCTGTAAAGGCACCAGAAGGTGCGACACTTAGAAAAGACCTTACAGCCATAGAGCACCTTGAGCTTTGGATGATATACCAAAAGGCTTGGTGCGATCATAAGCCATCAATTACAGTATCTGTAAAAGACGAAGAGTGGATGGAAGTGGGTTCCTGGGTATATAAAAACTTTGACGATCTTTCTGGAATTTCTTTTCTTCCATACTCTGATCACTCTTACAAGCAAGCTCCATACCAAGAGGTTTCAAAAGAAGAATATGAAGATCTGGTATCAAAGATGCCTAAAAGCATTAGATGGGAAGATTTATCTTTCTACGAGCTAGAAGATGGTACTTCTACAAATGCAACGCTTGCATGTAGCTCTGATGGAAATTGCGAATTGGTAGATATTAGCGCATAGTGGTACAATTATAGAATTGGGGTAAAACCCAAAATTCCTGGGCAACCCGCCTAGAAATAAGGAGGATCAAAAATGGCAAAAGCTAAAGAAGATCTTAATGAAGATGGAAAGGTTACAATGCAAGAGAAAATTCTAGCAGCACTAGCAAGTTATGGACGTCATTTTCTAGGAGCAGCGATTGCTCTATATATGACTGGCAACACGAGTCCAAGAGACCTACTACTGGGCGGATTTGCTGCCACAGCACCCGTAATTTTGAAAGCACTTAATCCAAACGAGCCATCGTTCGGATTCACTAAAAAGTAAAACAGTCAATTAGAAATACTCCTGTGCTAAAATTAGTACAGGAGTATTCCTATTTAGGAGACTATGGCAAATGGCAGGACAAAAGAATTTCGAAGTAGATCAAAATGCGACATTCAGCTTTGTAGTAGAATATAAAGATGAAAATGGAAATGCGATTGATCTAACTTACGCATCTGCAAAAATGCAGATACGTGATGTAAAGGGTGGAACAAAGTTAGCAGTAACTTTAACATCTCCAAGTGGCGGTATTGTAATAGATGGCTCTCTTGGTAAACTAACTGTAACTCTTACACCAACTCAAACAAATAAACTCTTTTATCCAAAATCAGTATATGACATTATGGTCGTAGATTCTAATACGAATAAGATAAAGCTCCTTGAAGGGTTTCTTACCCTAAATAGATCGGTAACTATATAATGGCTGAATCTGTAGTTGTTAGAGAGCAAATAAATAAAGTTATAGTGTCTTCTCCAGGTCCACAAGGACCAAGAGGAAGAACAATACTGAATGGATCTGGTGAACCCGCAGGAAATTTTGGGCTCGCAGGAGACTTTTATTTTGATACAACATCTGCAGTTTTTCACGGTCCAAAACTTTCTGATTCAACTTGGTCAGGCTCAGGGAAAATATTTTTAACAAATAATACTCTGGCGTATGATTGGGAATTGGCTCAAGTAACGGGACCAGTATTGGGAATATATTCTGTTGCTATTGTTCACGGTCTTGGATTTAGTCCAAACGTAACAGTCAAGTCCAGCGCAGGAGATATTTTAGAAACTGGAATAGATTATAATAGTTTAAACCAAATAACACTGACTATGGCTCAACCATTTTCAGGGACAGCATACCTGTCATAAGGAGATAGCAAATGGCAAGAAAATTTTTAGTTAGCGTTGATCTCAACAAGAATGAGTTGCTCAATGCTAGAATCCAAAACTTAGGCTCAGCGCCTTCAAATCCAGTATCTGGTCAAATATACTACAATACTGGGACAAATATTCTTTACTTCTACAATGGAACAGAGTGGACACCTGCATCTGGTTCTACAGAAGTAATTCAAGACATTATTGGTTCGTCCGTATTAGCAGGAACAGCTTTAACCGCAACATACGACGATACCGCAGGCACAACAACATTAAAGCTTAATGATACAGCAGTAACTGCTGGATCATACGGATCAACAACAGCAATTCCTACATTTACAGTTGACGCTCAAGGTCGTTTGACTGCAGCTGGAACAGTAAACGTAGCAACCAATCTTTCGGTTGCTGGAGACACTGGAACAGACACAGTTGACCTTCTTACAGATACACTCACAGTTGCTGGCGGAGAAGGAATTGATGTAGCCGTAACAAATAACACAATTACAGTATCTGCAGAAGATGCAACATACACAAATAAGGGTGTTGCTTCATTTAGCTCAACAGATTTTACAGTTACAGCAGGAGCAGTATCTCTTAATAAAGATCCAGTAATTACACTTTCAGGAGATGTAACTGGCTCTGCAACAATGACAAACCTTGGCAATGTAGAAATAACAACTACAATTCAGCCAAACTCAGTAACTCTTGGCACTGATACAACTGGTGACTATGTAGCTACAATAGTTGGAACAGCAAATGAAATTACAGTTTCTCCAAATAGTGGTGAGTCTGCAGCAGTAACAATTGGTCTTCCAGATGATGTAACAATAGCTGGAAACTTGCTTGTAGGCGGAAACCTAAATGTAACAGGAACAGTTAATTCTGTAAATACTACACAGGTAAATATTGAAGACAACAAGGTTAACCTTAATACCAACTTTACTGGAAGCCCAACTACAGATGCTGGTATTCGCGTAGAGCGTGGAACATCATCAGATGTAGAAATTCTTTGGAATGAGTCAGATGACAAATGGACATTGACTAATAATGGAACAAATTATCATTCAATTGCAAGAAAGCATTCTGAGATACTAACATTAAACTCTACAACTCATTCAGTTAATCATAACCTAGGAACAAAGGATGTTGTAGTTTCTATATATGAAGTTGCAACACCATACGCAGAGGTACTTGCAGATGTTGAGCATACATCAGACTTATCTGTAACTATTAAATTTGCAGTTGCACCAGCATCTGGAGAATATAAAGTAGTTGTCGTAGGCTAAGTAAAAAATGAAACTTAAGTCTTCGTTAAACCTTCTAACACTGGCAGAAAATCCATCTACAGGCTTAGAAGGCGACGTATACTTTAATATTATAACAAAAAATATTAGAATATATAATGGAGAATTTTGGGTAGACATTACTCCTAAGAGTGATGATCCTACTCCATTTTACATGCATACTCACGCATATGATGGTTCAGTACACACAATAAATACACAAAATCCAATTACTTTTAAAGATATTAATACAACGCAAAATGTTTTAGAAAACACACCGCTTGTTGTAGGATTTGATGGTGGTGGACCAAGTGATGATCTAGATTCACCTACATTTGAAGACCTATCTTTACTTTCAGGTGGGGCACCAGATTCTTTATACTATCCAGAATCTGATAATGTTGTAATTAGTGGTGGAGATTCCTCTAATCAAAATGCAACAGTAATAAATGGAGGGGATTCAAGTGGCAACTAGAATTCAATTAAGAAGAGATATAGAAGATGATTGGTTTAGAGACAATCCAATATTAAGATCTGGAGAAATTGGAATATCTTTAGATTTAAATACATTTAAAATTGGAGATGGATCAACTCCTTGGAGAGATCTTGCTTATGCTTTATCGGGAACATTAGGTGAATATATTCCGTTAAATCAAAAATCAGTTGCTAATGGAGTTGCAGCACTAGATTCTAGTGGCAAAGTACCAGATTCTCAAATTCCAGCAGGAATTGCAAGGGATTCAGAAGTATCTTCAGCTATTACAACAGCTATAAATAATTTAGTTGATGGAGCACCTGGTGCACTGGATACATTCAATGAACTAGCAGCAGCAATAAATGATGATGCTAACTATGCAACAACTCTTACATCAGCCTTAGCAACAAAGGCTAACTCGGCTGATGTCACAACAGCAATTTCAGCAGCAGCTTCAACAGCCGCATCAGATGCTACATCTAAGGCCAACGCAGCTCAGGCTGCATCAACTGCAGCAGCAGCAGTTGATGCTACAACCAAGGCCAACGCCGCTCAAGCAGCAGCTATCTCAGCATCAGCAACAGATGCTACTACAAAGGCCAACGCAGCTCAGACAGCAGCAGTTGCGTCATCAGCAACAGATGCTACAACCAAGGCCAACGCCGCTCAAGCAGCAGCAGAAGCAACTGCAGCAACAGATGCTACTACCAAGGCCAACGCCGCTCAAGCAGCAGCTATCTCAGCATCAGCAACAGATGCTACTACCAAGGCCAACGCCGCTCAAGCAGCAGCAGGAACAGAAGCAGACACAAAAGTTTCTACTGCAATATCAGCACTTACAAAATCTTCGGTAGGACTTACAAATGTTGACAATACTTCAGATGCCAACAAGCCCGTCTCAACCGCACAGGCTACAGCAATTGCAACAGCTAAGTCTGAAGCAATTGCAGATGCAACATCTCAAGTAAATGCAGTAATTTCATCAGCTCCAGCAGCACTTAATACCCTTGATGAACTAGCAGCAGCACTTGGTGATGATGCAAGCTTTGCTGCAACAGTAACATCTAGCCTTACGGCAAAGGCACCAATTGCATCACCTACATTTACTGGAACCGTATCTGGAATTACAAAATCTATGGTTGGCCTTGGCAATGTTGATAACACTTCTGATAGCAATAAACCAATATCTTCATTAACTCAAACTGCTTTAAATGCAAAATCTGATAACTTAATATCTACAGATATAACAACAAGTACAAGCTATTCAATATCATCTTCTGATCTTTATAAAAGAATAGAGTTTAATTCGACATCACCAATTACAGTTACTATACCAGCAGATATCACTTTAAATCTTCCAGTTGGCTCTAGCATTGAATTTCTTCAAGCAAATACTGGAAAGATAACTGTTCAGGGAGAGAGTGTGTCTGTTTTAATATATGGACCAGACAATCAGTTTAAGTCTAGAGTTCAGTGGTCATCAATATTTATTGAAAAAAGAGCAGCAAATAGTTGGTTGGTAACTGGCGATACGGAAGCCTAATGAGAACTGCTAAAAAGAAAAGAGTTGTTAACTCTAAGCTTAAGGCATATCAGCAATTTTTAGATAGTTTTGGCGGTACAACATTAAAAGCTGGGTGGAAGTCTTACAGAGGATCCTGGGTGCTTGGCACTGGAGTTGCTATAAGCAGCTCAGATCCATCTGCGTATGCAATATCTGGAGTTAAGCTTTCGCTTCCAAATCTTACGGCATCTGCTGGAGTTACTGGCGGAACAGGATTAACATATTGGGTATCAGATGCTAATAGCTGGGTGGCTTCTGTTTCTTACAATACTACATCTACAAGCTATCCATGCAATACTGGTTTAGTAACTAATGAAAGTAATCCACCATCTGCAAATTGTTGTGGAGGGGTTTCAACAATACCTGGATCTCCTGCATTTTCATATTCAGCACAATTGAATCCTGCTTATTCTTTTTCCTATACCGCACAATTTAATCCTTCCTATTCTTTTTCTTATACGGCTGCATACCAAAATGCTTCTTCATATAGCTACACAGCATACACTCAACCAGCCTCTAGCTTTACATATAGTGCAAGTAGTTCTTATACAGCAGAAACAAGATGTTGTGCCGCCACCAATATTGCTAAAGATTTTTATCAAAGAACAAACGCAATACCGTTATGTTCGCAATGCAGTGGTCCATGTGAAGAAACATATTCTTTTAGCCAATGTTGTCCTTCAGGTACAACAAAGGCCTCTGGCAGCGCAACATGTTATTACCCAGGCTCAACTACACTCTCTTGCCCATCTGGAGGAACCTTGTCTGGAAGTACTTGTACGGTAAGTACTCCAGCGTCAACTACTTGTCCTTCGGGAGGAACTTTATCTGGAAATAATTGTATAGTTGATGTGGCTGGATATTATCATTGTCCTTCAGGCGGGAGCCTTAGTGGTTCTACCTGTACTGTTTCCGTAGCGTCTAGTTACAGCTGTCCTTCAGGCGGAAGCCTTAGTGGGTCTACCTGTACTGTTTCCGTAGCGGCTAGTTATAGCTGCCCTTCAGGAGGATCTTTATCTGGAACAACATGCTTTGTTGGCGCTGGACCAACTCAATACAGCTGCTACACTCAAACAACAACACAAACAAATTATAATTATTATTTAAAAGTAATAAAGTCAATCGGAGGAGCAGTAAGCTCAGTTGGAACAGATGTTGCATTGCCATCGCAGCCGCTAGCAATAAAAGTTATTATTTCGGGAACAAATGTTCAATCTATTGCATATTCTACAATAGGGATGACCAATTCTATAGGAGAAAGATCAGACATA